TCAACATGACTCTTTTTGACTATCTCAAGATCAACCGCATCACCGAAGATGCATTCAAGACGCTCTCTGGTGTATCGCAAACCCGGATCAATGCCATCAAGAACGGGCAAGGCACCAGCGCATTCACCGCATTCAGAATCATGCGAGTGGCTCCTGAGATCACGTTGTTCGATCTCATCGGAGACAGTCGCCGCTTAGATATTCTGAAGGAGCGCCGTGGTCATAAGTAGATCGGGAACGCCACAGCTTGAAGACGGATTCACCAAAATCGCTGACGAGCTGCTAGAGGCGCTCTGTAGCGTGAATCTGGGCGGTCGCGAACTGTCGCTCGTGTTGGCAATCATTCGCAAGACTTACGGCTGGCGTAAGAAGAAGGACCACATATCAGGCTCGCAACTTGCCAAGCTCACCGGCATTCCGCGAAAGAAGATCCCGACACTGCTGCGATCACTCGAAGCGAAGAATATCGTCTGCATCGAGAGTCACGGGCAAGGTCGCACTGCCACGTTGTCGATCAAGAAAGATCATCGCAAGTGGTTGAAGCGAGACATCAGCACTGCCCCCCTACAGAGGGGGAGTTCAGAAACAAACATGCCCCCTACAGGGGGGAAGTTACAAACTGCCCCCCTTTTGGGACCAACTGCCCCCCTACAGGGGGGGTCAACTGCCCCCCTACAGGGGGCACACAATAGAGAGAGAGATAATACAATAGAGAGTACACCCACCATCTTCGGGAAGTTGAAGCTGCGGCTCTCGCCGAAGAAGGTTGCCGCACTCATCGCGATGCGACCCGGTGGAAAACTCTACACCGAGGACGAGGTGCAGGCTTGGTTCCTCGCCACCGAACCCGTGATGATTGCCAAGGGATACAAGTCCACTGTTCGCTGTGCGGTCAACTGGTTTCGCAACGTGAAGCCTGAAGAGATCCGCAAGGCAATCGGATGGGTCGAAACTCAGGCGATGGAAGAACTTCGAGATCAAGAAGACACGCGAGAGAAGGATTCAATCGAAGACTTTGCGGAGGCGTTCGGATTATGACCAAGCTATTCAGAGATGAGATCTCGATGATCGAAGCCGTCGAGGTGATGAGCCGACGCATCGAAGCTCTTGAACGAGACAAGCGTGAGCTGCAAGAACTATTCTCAACCCAGTTTGATCGCTCTGATGAAATGGCTCGCGATCATCGCCGGATGAAATGGCTCGAAGGACATCCAACGATGATCGACTACTTTGAAGGCTATTGGTATTTCGGCGACAGCATCCGCTTCAGCAGCTTTCGCGAAGTGATCGACGCCGCAATGAAAGAATCGAAAGGGAAGACGTGAAACCGCACGCAGACAACAGTCAATCAACGCACTCGGAAATCAACTTCATTCGCAATCTCGGGAATGGCCGATCTGTCAAGATCCGCAATCGTGACATGACACCGAGCGAGCAGATCGACCGGCAGATCAAGATGCTTCGCGGATACATCGCGGCGCTTCCACTCAGAGATCACTGGTGGGATGGCGCGAGGCCAATCAAGTTTGAACAGGAAGCGCGCAAGCAACTCGCGGCGGCGCTTCGACGCAAGGTGAGCAGCGCAATCGCAACGCCGGATGTTCCGGCATAAGTCGGCAGCCCGGAGTGTTGTGGTCGATGACGCTGCGGGCTGTCAACTCAACAAACAGAAGGAGGCAGAACGATGAAGGAAGAGATCCAGAAAGCCGAAGACAAGTTCGACGCGGCAACGATGACCGAAACGCTGAAGAAGTACATCGAAGATGATGACCTTATAGCTTGGTGGTATTCAAATGCCGTCAAGCCGCATGGCACCGAGAACTGGCTGCGCGACTTCGAGGTCGATCCAAACACCGACAACGATGAACTCCGAAGTCTCGTCTACGCTATCGAAGGCCGATACTATGCGATGCCGGGAAACCGATTACTCGCGGAGCTTCGAGCTGGTAAAGAATCAACCATCGCACCGCTCGAATGGCAAGAAGTAGACGATCCAATCTTCGACGCATCACCGCACTATCCCACCGGGTGCGAGCCGGTCGATGAGATCCTCGCCGGGATGGGAGGTGTCGGCGTCACGGTATTGGCAGGACAGCCCAAGGTTGGGAAGAGTTTGATGTCTCTCTCATGCGGAATCGAAAGTGCGAAGGCAGGCTGGCGCGTGATTTACGTCAACGCTGAGATGAGTCGCGCACACATCGGGCTGCGCCTGCTCAACTACATGGGCAAGATCGACCCGCAAGTTGCTAGCCGGATGAAGATTGCCAACGTCACCACCGGTATCAGCATCGAGGGACTCTACGCAGAGATCGAGAAGGAGATCGAGCCGACTGATACCAAGCTGCTCATCATCCTCGACTCGATCAATCGCATCGTCGATATGGGGCAAAGCGAAGGCGGCGAGAACGCATACTGGCGACTGCTTCGCGACTGGTCTGCATGGGCGATGAACTCAAGACGCTCGACTGAAGGCCGCATCGGCTGGCTCATAGTGAGCGAGTTGGCAGCGCAGGGACACGTCAAAGGCAGATCGTTAGAGTATCTTGCCGATGTGGTGATCCGAATCAACTCAACCGATGTCGAAGATGTAGTGGACGTGGACATCCCCTATTCGCGGTCAACTCGAAGCGGTAGCATCGGCGCACTGTTCCGCGACTTCGCTCGCGGCATCTTCATCAAGGGGGTCTGATGCGATCGTATTATGAAGCCGATGGGATCACGATCTATCACGGTGACTGCCGGGATGTGATCAAGAACCTGCCTAAATTCGATCTAATGGCAACCGATCCACCATACGGAATCGGCGAGGCTGCCGGGAAGAATAAAAGTCGCAGTAAACTCGCAAGCTCATTCGACTACGGCAATGCTGGTTGGGATAACAAAACAATTGATTTCATGGACGATTTGATTGGAGTTGCCAAATTTGCAGCGGTGTTTGGTGGCAACTATTACAAACTTCCACCTTCCTCGTGTTGGCTGGTTTGGGACAAAGAAAACGGGAATACAGATTTTGCGGACTGCGAATTAGCATGGACGAATTACACTAAAGCGGTTCGTATCAAACGCCATAGATGGCATGGAATGATTCGAAAGAATCGTGAAGAACGATGGCACCCAACACAAAAACCCGTAGAAGTTATGAGTTGGGTAATCTCGTTATGTCCGGGAACACCGGAGACGGTACTCGATCCGTTAATGGGCTCAGGTACAACACTAGTGGCCGCCAAAAACTTAGGTCGCAAGGCTATCGGGATCGAGATCAATGAGCGTTATTGCGAGATCGCTGCCGAGCGGCTTTCTCAGGGTGTGCTTCCAATATGAGAGTCATCGGTCTAGACCTCGGAACGAAAACTGGATACGCATACACAAACGATGCAAAGGTTCGAGCTGCACATTCCGGCGTTGCAGACTTCTCACCCAGACGGCACGAAGGTGGAGGGATGCGCTTCCTTCGGTTCCGGCGCTTCCTCTGTGATCTGATCTCTGATCCAGAAGACACCGTAATCTTCTTCGAGGAGGTCGCATCACAAGCACATCGCTCCGGCAATGCCGCTCACATCTATGGCGGCTTCCTCGGCGTGCTATCCGAGTTCTGCGAAGGGCGCTCGATTCCGTTTCGTGGACTGCCCATCGGAACAATCAAGAAGCACGCCACTGGCAGCGGCAATGCGGGCAAGCCTGCGATGCTTCGACGAGCCTGCACCGTCTTCGGTAACACTGACTCTGAAGATGCCGCCGATGCACTCTGGACTCTCAGCCTTGGACTGAAAGAACTTGGGGAGAACGATGGAGAACTCTGAAGATCACGCCGATCTTATCGACGAATCTATCGAACCGATCACAGCCATCACGGAGAAGCTGCACCGGGGTCGCATCAAGTACGGACCCGACTGGGTTGGCAAGCGTGCCATCCTCGAAGCACATGATGAGGCGCTCGATCTCGGTGCGTACCTGCTCACCGAATACGACAACTATTCAGACATCGACGACAAGCTCATCGAAGAGTTGCTGCGAGAAACAATCAACATCATTCGCGGCATCCGTACCGCAATCGCAAAGATCAAGACGAGGTGAATCAATGCAACGCATCAAAGACATCGCACGAGGTAATACCCGAAAGCGCAAGCGAAGCTCAAAGTGGAGATCAGTACGAGCAAAGCACATCCGAGCAAACCCAAGCTGTGCCGTCTGCGGATCAACCACCAGTCTCGAAACACATCACATAAAACCGTTCCACCTGTTTCCTGAACTCGAACTCGAACCCTCCAATCTGATGACGCTATGTGATGGGATGCGCCGTCGCGGCCTGAACTGTCATCATCTCTTCGGACATCTCCGCAACTGGAGACGGATCAACTACGACGTGATCGAAGACGCAGCCGCGTGGCTCGTCAAACTGAAAAGGGCATAGCATGAACTGGAATGATCGAGTCAAAGAGTTTCGGCGTGTCCCCGCGTCTGAACTCAAAGCAAACCCGAAGAACTGGCGCGAGCATCCACCGGAACAACGCAAGGCGCTCGGTGCTGTTCTCGATGAAGTCGGCATCGCTGGTGCGTTGCTCGCTCGCGAGACTGACGACGGACTTGAACTGATCGACGGGCACCTTCGCACTGAGATGGACGATGCAACCGAGTGGCCTGTTCTGATCCTCGATGTTGACGAAGACGAAGCAGACATAATCCTCGCCACTTCTGATCCCATCGGGGCGATGGCTTCTCAGAACGACAAAGGTCTGACCGATCTCATCGCCAGCATCAAGACGGACAACGCTGCGCTCGGTGAGATGCTCGACGAGATGGAGAAGAATATCCCGACGCAGATCGAAGAAGGCGAGACGGACCCCGACGCCGTTCCCGAAGGCGATCAAGTCGAGAAGCGATGTGAGCCGGGTGATCTCTGGACGTTGGGTCGGCATCGGCTGCTATGCGGTGACTCGACGAAGGCCGACGATGTGGCGCGGATAATGGGTGGGGATACTATAGGGTGCGTTGTATCCGATCCACCCTATGGCATGAACTATTCTGGGACGGCAAGAACGGCTCAGTCTGGTATGAGCAACGAGCAACGCAGATTTGTGGAGCCAGTTATTGGCGACGATTCCGATTTCGATCCATCTTTTCTACTCGGGTGGTCTGATGAGGTGTTGTTGTGGGGCGGTGATTGGTATTACAACAAATTGCCACCGGGTGGGTCATGGATCGTTTGGGACAAACGTGCAAGCGTAGAAGCCGACTCCATACCCGGTGCTCCGTTTGAAGTGTGCTGGTCAAAGCGGAGACAAGCACGGACTTTCATTCGGGTGCCGTGGGGTGGATGGGTGAACAAGGAATCCTCAGAGACAGAGAGGTGGCACCCAACTCAAAAACCTATCCAAGTTATGGCGTCGGCTATTGAGGCGGCGCACGGCGAACCTGTTGTTGACCCATTCTCTGGCAGCGGCACGACGCTGATCGCTTGCGAGCAGAACTCCCGCACCTGCTACGCGATGGAACTCGATCCGCACTACTGCGATGTGATCCTCCAGCGGTGGGAAGACTTCTCGGGGCTGAAGGCCGAGCGCGCATGAAGCACCGCGACGGGAACAAGAAGCGCAAGGCGACGATGATGCTCACGATTCCCGTATCGGCCATCTGGCGATTCTTCCATCTCTGGCGCGATGAACGCAGACGCAAGAAGATAAGCGATGCGTTGCTAAAAAGACGCAGGGGCATGAAGCGAGATTAGACCCGACCTGTTGACGAGATATGAGGATGGGCTACTTCCCGAACAGAGCGCACTACTGCGCTCAGTGTTTCAGTGACAGACTCACCGAGCAGATCACCGGGAATCGTGTTTGACCGATAAGACTGGCAACGGCAATCTCCGGCCCCCTTGGAAGAAGGGCGAGAGCGGGAACCTGAAAGGTGGGCCGAAAGGTGGCGGTCGTCTGTCGTTCGAGACGCTCGTCAACCGGGCGCTCGACAAGGAGATCCCCGGCCACGGCATCACGAAGCGCGAAGCACTCGCCGAGCTGTTCGTGAACCAACTGCTCGCCAAGAAGAACGACGCGCCGTTTGGTCACTACATCAGACGAGGCTGGCCCGAGATCTCGAAGCATGAGATCAGCGCCGACGTTGAACTCAACGCCGAGATGCAAGTCGCCGCTGAAGAGTTGCGACGAAGGCTCGACGATCTATGAGCGCACCCATGATCGAACGCGCCGATGTTCGCGAGAGCATCCTATCCGCAACACCCGACATCCAAGCCGCAGCGCAGTACGAGTGGCCGATCTGGGCTCGACCCGACCAGCTCGAGCCCGAAGGCGATCACCGATACTTCATGGCTTGTGCGGGTCGAGGATGGGGCAAGACACGCGCAGGCACCGAATGGGTACGGGCGCAGATCGAAAGCGGGAAGTCGTCACGAGCGATCATTGTAGCCGCTACAGCGGCAGACCTGAGAGATACGCTAGTCGAAGGACCAAGCGGACTGATGACCATCTGCCCACCTTGGAACCGACCACTCTATGAACCCTCGAAGCGGCGATTGACGTGGAAGAACGGCGCAACTGTCGCCCTCTACTCGTCCGAAGAACCCGACCGACTTCGTGGTGTCAACGCTGACCTTATGCTCGCCGATGAACTCGCCGCGTGGAAGTATCCGGCAGCTTGGGACATGGCACTGTTCGCCCTTCGTCTTGGATCGAACCCGCGAGCGATGATTACGACAACACCTCGACCGACGAAGATCATTCGTGATCTGTTGAAGCGAGACGACTGCGTTGTTGTTCGAGGCTCGACTTACGACAACGCTGCCAACCTCGCGCCGCAGTTCATCGAGGAGATCATTCGGAAGTATGAAGGCACGCGCCTTGGAAAGCAGGAGATCTGGGCTGAGTGCTTGGAAGATGTGGACGGTGCCGTCTTGACCCGTGAGCAGATCGAGACTCTCCGCGTCGATGAAGCTCCTGATCTCGGTCGCATCATCGTCGGTGTCGATCCAGCCATCAGCTCCGGCGAGAACTCAGATCAGACCGGCATCGTCGTCGTCGGCAAAGGTGTTGACGATCATCTCTACGCACTGGCCGACAGATCATGTCGCCTCGGTCCTGCCGGGTGGGCGCGTCGGGTGGTCGATGCGTTCCGCGAGTTTCAAGCAGACACTATCGTCGTCGAGAAGAATCAAGGTGGTCAGATGTGTGAACACACAATCCGCAGCGTCGATGCCAACGTGCCGATAACGATGGTCACGGCAACACGAGGCAAGCACGTTCGAGCGCAGCCGATCCTCTCGCTCTTCGAGCAAGGCAAGGCACATACGCTGCCCGGATTGACGAAGCTCGAAGAGCAGCTCGCCTCCTTCTCACTCGAAGGTTACGAGGCAGACGGCTCGCCCGATTCAGCAGATGCATTCGTATGGGCGGCGACTGAACTCACAACCAGTCCGGGAGCGCAGGTCTTCATATGAGCATATTCGCAAAGACACAACGAGCAGCCGAGGTGCCGCAACCTGCTGGCGGTCTGAACTTCTCGCTCGCTCGACTACTGAATCAAGAAGCCTATGACACCGACCCGATTAAGACCGACACCGATGCGCTGAAGTCATACTCCGGCTGGATCTATGCGTGCGTCTCAGCCATCGCGCAAGACGTTCGATCATCATCGTGGTCTATCTGGCAACGCTCAGGCACCAGTCGCAAGGATTGGAAGAAGCTCGAAGGCTCGCAGATACCAGACATCTTGATGCGACCCTCGGCAACGCAGACATGGGCTGATCTCATCGAGCTTACGCAGACGCATCTCGATCTATCGGGCCGCGCCTTCTGGCATCTCATCACTGCCGGATCAGGTGGTCGAGTGGTTGGCATTCAGGTGTTGAATCCCGACTGGGTGAACAAGCCGGTTTACAACGCAGACAGAACCATGCTCACCGGGTGGGAGATCAACGTCTCGGGATCGAAGCGTCGAGTGTTGCCTGCCGATGACGTGATCCTGTTCCGCTATCCCGACCCGATGGACCCGACCGGCGGCATCTCTCCCGTTCGAGCTGTTGCAATGTCGGCAGACATGGACACCTACTCGCGAGCCTATGCCGCAAGCCATCTTCGCAATCACGCGCAGCCCACCGGCATCCTAACTACTGAAGCCGAGTTGACTCGCGATCAAGCTGCACTGCTTGCCGAGGGTTGGCAGGACAATCATCAAGGCACGTCGAAGATCCAAGTGCTCGGCAAGGGCGCGCAGTTCCAAACGCTATCTGCTCACATCAAGGATCTTGAGTTCGCCGCGCTTGCCAAAGTCTCGATGGATCAGATCCTCGCGGCTTACCACATACCGAAGAGCCGCATCGGTTTGATTGACGACTCCAGCCGAGCCAACGGTGAAGAGAGTGACCGGGTGTACTCGTCGCTCTGCCTCGGCCCTCGGCTCAAGCGATACGAGCAGCCGATCACATACCGACTCTTCCCGCGCATCGGACTCGACCCGACCCGGTACAGCTTCGAGTTTGATTCAGTCGATGTCGCCGACAAGGAGTTCGAGCGCATCGCAGCCGAGACAGCATTCGGCAAGGGCGCGATCACGATGGACGAGTACCGCGACCGCATCGGCTTCGAGCCCGAAGCAGGTGGAAACGGTGCGGTGTACTTCGTACCGATGGGCTCGACTGTTACCGAGAACCCGGAAACTGGGATGGCTCCGATGGCAGCGGGTGAGATCGCTCCAGCCTTCGAGGACGTGCCGACCATCGCACCCGATGTCGATGCAGCAAGAGGCGAAGCCAAGGTTGGCGAGAGCATCGCACCAGAGACAGTTCTCAACGGAGCGCAGGTCACATCACTGATTCAAGTCGTCACTGCGATGATGACCGGCGCGCTGCCATACGCATCGGCGTTGGAGATCATTCAGTCCGCGTTCGGCATGTCGATTGAGAAGGCGCAGCGCATTCTCGGACCAGAGAGCAACGCCGGGATCAACAAGCCTGAAGTCACAGCCGCAGCCGTGGGCCGCGCACTTGAAGCCGTCGAAGTAGAGACAGAGATCAAAGCAGACGACCGCGAGTTATCAGACCCGAGTGATGAGCAGATCGAGATTGCCGCGCTTCGCTTCCTGCACTCACAAGAAGATGGCGAGCGTCGAATGAAGGGCAGACTCCGAGCCGTCTTCACGAAGATGTCGAAGGCTGTTGTTGCCGCTGCCAAGGGCGAGCGAGCAATGAGTCAAGGCGTAAAGACACGCGCATCAGCAACCGGAGATGATTCGAGTATCGGGGCAGATCGTTACCAGTTGCTCGATGCAGTGATCGACGGTTTTAACGATGAGCTTGCAGCGATCATCGAAGAAGAGGCGCTGACGCAGTTTGCCTCTGGACACGAAGCATTCGCATCGGAGATTGCTGGCAAGGTGGCACCCGAGTTGCTCATCGACTTCAACATGATCTCAGACGCAACGAAGGACTGGGCGAAGAAGCACGCCGGGAAGCAGATCACCAACATCGGCGACACAACAAAGCAGAAGGTGCGGCGTGTACTCGATGAGTCGATGGAGGCCAATGAGAGCATCGACCAACTCGCCAATCGACTGCGTGATGACTTCAACAAGTTCAAAGGCATCAGAGCGGAGACGATTGCTCGCACCGAGACGGCTGGCTCATACAACGCAGGCAAGTTCAACAACAGCGAAGTCTTTGCCGACGAGAACCCAGACCTCGACGTTCTGAAGACATGGGTGCCGACGCAGGACAACCGCACCCGCGAGCATCACAAAGCCGAGAACATCAAGAACCAGACCGGAGACACGAAGAGAACAGTCTTGCAGAATCAACCGTTCCTTGTGAATGGCGAACAGATGATGAGACCGCTCGACCCAAAGGGCAGCGCGGAGAACGTAGTGCGATGTCGCTGCGTTCTAATCTATGACGTTGAAGGAGATTGAACATGAACAAGATCAACACCGCAGCGCGAGCAGTCGAGACGGAGAGCGAAGAAGGACTGTCATGGTTCCGAGCTTCGACATCTGATCTCGACCGACACGGCACCATCGTCGAGCCTCGCGGCATCGACACCGCAAACTTCGTATCGAACCCGGTCTTCATGTGGGGTCACGATGCGTATGGAGACGGCAACGGACCACCCGATCTGGAGAACGTTCTCGGTCGAGTGGTTGACTTCCGTCGCACCGACGAAGCCTTCGACATCGGCGTCGAGTGGGCTGGACATGATCGCGCCATCATGGCTCGCGATCTCGTCCGCTCCGGCTTCTTGTCTGCCGTCTCGGTTGGCTTCATCCCCGACCCGGAAGGCATGACGACACGATCAATCGACGGGTCTGATATTCCCGTCTACGAACGAACGGAGCTGGTCGAGGTTAGTCTCGTCCCAGTTCCGTCGAATCCGGCAGCGATTGCACTGATGCGATCTCTCAAGCTGCCGATCATCTCCGAGCATTCTCCGTCCGACAACGACGCAGATTCCGAATGCCTGCGAGACAACATCAGGGTCTTGCTCGATGCGGAACGTATCCGCTCGCTGCTGAAGCCCAACTCGTAGGAGGTTCCTCATGGAACTCGACAAAGCAGTAGAAGAAGTGAAGACGGACATCCGTACATTCACTGAAGAAACGATCACTCCGATCAAG